TTTTTTGAGAAAAATGCATTCGTCTCCACCTAGCGTCTAATCCACGGTCTTCTAATTCCCCTCTAGTGTTATCTATATAACCTGAAGTTAAATTAAAATTATCAGCAACTTCATTTAAATATTCTATCTGGTCTGAGTAACTCCATCCATCTAAAAAGGAAGAATGTATTTGTTCAACGTTTTCCCCACGTTTTCTAAAAATAACTAAATGAGATGGGTGTTTCTTTTTACCCACATCATAACCACCAAAAAATTGGTCTGAAACTTCATAGTTTTTAAATGTTTTAGTTGCTGGAGCATTTCTCAGAACTTCATCTTCACATTTTTCAATGTCTTCAGCATCAAAATAAGATTCTGTAGCAAAATGCGGTACTAACATAAACTCTGAAGCAAAAGATTTAGGTCTAGCTTTTTGTTGTGCTAGTAAATATTCCTCACTCATAATTTCAGGCGCTAATACTCTTCTCCCGGGCACCGGGTCTAGAGCAGGCAACACTCTTGCTTTGAATCGTTCATCATCTTGTAGTTTAGCAAGGATGTCTCCGGGCATCATAGGAGTCCCTACAACGATAACAGGAGCTTCTTTCAATGGTATGAATAAACTTTCTGTCATAAAATGGTCTTCTACTTTAGTTATTTGTCCCATATTCAAAGGGTTCTCTGGGTCTCTCAAAACGTCATCAGCAATCAAGGCTCCATTGACGTGCATTCCCCTTTTGAAAGAAAACAAACCACCATGCATAATATCCATTGGTTGGTTATTTTTATAAAACCTAGCAGAATAATCTGCCTTTGGGTTACGGTTTACAAGTAATTCTGGAATAATAGGATTTCTAGCAATTGTTTTATTTATCTCAGCAATATGATATTTAGCCATACCATCACTATAAGATAAGTAAAGTATCGACATATCTCTTGGAGCTTTCAATAATCTCCAAACACTGAATGCGTGTCCCAGAATAGTGGATTTAAAATGCCCTCTGGGAAGAACGCCTACACAGTTTAAACCTCTTTCTAAGCATTCTTCAATATCTTCGGCAAGTAAACTTACATGCCACGCTTTAAAATACTCTGGGTTATCATATGAATGGGCCCATATATTTTCTATAAACTCTCTAAAGGTTCCAACTTCATATCTTTTTTGCTCTACTAAACCATCAGAAAGCATATTAAAAGCTTGTTCAACACTAACAATATCTTTAGGCACAATTATACCTCTCTATTTTTTTGTTCAATAGCTTTTAATTTAACTCCAATTCGTTGTAGGGTGTCTGCATCAGATATTTCTTCAATTAAAACAGTCATTATGTCTTGNACAAATTCCATGTTTATCATGCCTTGCATAACATCGCGCTGCCCTTTTATACCTATATCAGCCGCTCGGGCAGCATCTAAAGGTCTATCAAAAGTTANTCCCTTTATTTCTCTGCCTGCTTTATTAGCTAACTCAGTATAAGTATCAAGTTGCTCTGATTGTAGTCGTGAAAATCTTTCGCCTTCGCTCTCAGCTAACTTAGTTTGCTGGTCTGCAATAGCAACAGCTTTCTGCTCTCCCCACTTATTTCTTTTTGCCCACATATAAATAGTAGGCGCAGCAACAGGGTGTTCTTCTGTAGAAACTTCTTCGGCTATCTGTTTGGCAGATTTATCACCTTGTAAGAAAAGTTCCATAGCTTGAAATTTAATTTCTTCTGGTATATGTTTAGGCATAATTAATCTTTTAGGTTATCGTATACACTGTTATCGTCCATCATTCCATACCCATCATCAGACACATGTTGGGAATCTATATTACCCCCTAATGGACTTCCGTCTGAGTTTAGGAATTGAGAAAAGTCCCAGTATCCTGTTTTATCTGTGTGAGCTGTGTAACAACTTGGAAACTTTATCTTAGCACCATGAGGCATTTTTATAGCGTCATATTTCATACCTATCTCTCCTCTAGTACATATCCCCGGCCAAATGTGTTCTTGTTCGACAATTGGTGTATAGTTTGTTCTTTTTAATAAAGTTCCTGTAGTCCTTTGTAAATTTTTTATTTCCTCATTACTTGCGCAGTCTGTAAACTTACACCAAACAACTGTGCCATACTTCTTTTTTACATCTTCTAGAGTTGGAAGTTTCTTAGGAAACTTATCCTTATACTCTCTTTTAGGTCCTTCCTTCTTGCCCGGAAAGAACATTTGAAAACCTCTAACTACCTTGGTTAATCCACCAGCTAAACTCATACTAGAACCTCCTTTTGTTCCATAACGCTATGCAAGCAGCATCTGCGTAATCTTGTTCGGGGAACTTGTCTCCCCACTTCTCTATTGCAAAATCCATAATTGCATCTTTTTTTAAACTACCCTTACCCAGAATTTCTTTCTTCCATTCAGCGTGGTGTATTAAAGATGTTTCTATATTATTTAGTACTAAGACTGCCCAAGTAGCTCCAATTATACTAGCCAATGAAATCAATGACTTTCTATTTTGTACAAAAATCGCAGCTTCTACAGCAGCATTATCTATTATATTTATTTTACTCATTTCTTTAGAAAATTCAACGACTATTTCAGGAAATCTTTCTCCAGCGTTTTTCTTATCACTTCCCCATTTGTAAAGATTGACCAATTTTTCATTCTCATCTACTACAGCGCCGTGGATTGCTCTGCTTGATGTATCAAGCCCTAAAAACTGTTTCATCTTAGTCTCTCTTAGTTCTCAAGGTAACAACCCGACTTACTGTACCATAAGCTTCTTTATAGGTTTCAAGCAACCCCCTAAGTCGTCTTAGTTCAGCTGTNTGTTCTATNATATCTTTTTTTAGCTGNGCTAAAGAATCATAAGAATCTAACACCTCTCCTCGAATTAAATCATTTGTTGGGCGCTTATTACCTTTTTTCTCATGTTCTTTAGAAATTGTGTAGGCTGCTTTACTATAGCCTTCACTAAACGAAGCTTCCAAAGCTCCTAATATAGCTTCTATGTCAGCAATTTTTGTTTGAAGGAATGCATTATACCCACCATAAATAGTTAAGTATTTTTCTAATTCTTTATCAGTAGCGTTTGCTAATTCTGAAAAAACAAGTTCTTCTGTCTCAGGTAACTTAGGGTCAAAAATTGGTATACCTAAAGTCTCAACTCTTTTGTTTACCCTACCTAATGCCTTCATAGGTGTCCATTTAGTAGTTCTCTCTTCCACTACACACTCCCCATTGGGACTAACTTACAATTACACCATGAGTTCCCTGTACATTTTTCAGGCGCTACAAGAGCTTCTTGGATTCTAAAACATCTATCTAAAATGTCCGCCCATTGTTCCGGGTCTCTGTCCACAATAAAAGTTTTTATTTTTTGGTCATTTTTATTTTCATATAACACAGTGCCTTTACCATAACCCCCCATATTTAAATACATTTGAAGTTGTATTTGATGCTCTGGTTTAGGTCCTTTTAATTTAGCAAACCCAGCAGTGTTTATAGATTTAAGTTCTATTGGAGTAATTCCAAAACTATAATGTTTTATTAAAAAGTCTATTCGCCCTGAGATTGGGGGTATATCTTGTTTAACTGAAACTTCTCTGTCTACTAAAATATTTAAATCTTTAAACCAAGCTTCAACTCTTTCTTCTAAAAAACTACCGTTTTGAAAAATCCTTTGTAATTTAGCTGGTAGTGGTTGGTCAACCATTTTACCATGATAACATAACCAAACATATCTATCACAAGAGTTGCTAATAACAGACGGGTGAAACACACCTGTCCTAGGCGCAAACATAGTTCCATTTAAATGGTCATCAATTATCTCTGATAGCCACAAATCGTTTTTAGTGTGACTTCTAGGACCTATTGGCTTAATTTGTTTAATTCCAGCCATAATTTTTCCTTTATTTTTTCTTGTGTTTTTTCTTTTATATGTATAATATACTCAATATCTTCTAATAATAGTAATACCTCATCCCTTATGGCATCTCTTTTAGATAAATGCCCATATACTCCATCTGCTTCAATTACCATTTTTATTTCAGGAATATAAAAATCTACTGTATATGGGTGATAATAAACTTGTTCATCATATCTTAAACCAAACTCATCTAAACATTTTCCTATTACAAGCTCTTGTTCTGTATAATCTCTAGGTGGTAAGTTCATCTTTTAGTTTTTCAAATAGTTTATCATCTTCAATAAATTTTTCTTTAATACCATTCAAACCCATAACTTTTATATCACCATATGTATACCACGGCCCTTTTTGAATAATAATTTTTTGGTCTATTGCATCTCGGATATAACTTTCTACAACATCTATACCGCCTTCTACTCTAAAAGGCACAACAGCTGAATCCCAGTTTTCACCACCAGTCTTTGTTTTACGTAATCTAATGTTCATATCAAACCCTACTTTTTTCTCTCCCTCTGTTATCCAACCTTTTCTTTGGACTTGTAAAATAGAGTGTGAAAAGAATACTTGCCCTTGTCCTGCAGGCATCGCGTCTAGCGCCACAGGTCCCATACTAGCTCTAACTTGATTGATAGCTACAAAAGCTGAACCGTTTTGAAGGTGTGGGAAAAGTCTGGGAAAAGCTGTGTTCACAAATCTTGATTGCCAAGCAATAGGACTTTTTCCAAAGTCTTCTTCTAATATATTTGTTGGTACAAGACCGGCTATACTATCTAATACTATAACCTCAAAGCCAGCTACCATTGCTTCTCTAACATGTTCTAAAGCTTCTTCTCCAGTAGTGGGTTGAGAAACCAGTATTTTTTGGTCATCAACTCCACAGGTTTTCATCCAGTCTCTGTCATAAGACAATTCCGTGTCAATCCACACAGCTTTACCGCCCAACCTTTGAGCATTTACTACAATTTGAGATGCTAAATAAGACTTACCTACGTTAGTTGGTCCATATATAAGAGTCAACTTTTTAAATGGTATGCCCCCTCCAGTAAGTTTATCTAACGCTGGTATATTAAAAGGTATTCGATTTGTTACAAAATCATTGCTGTCACCTTTTTGAAAATTTAAATCTTTGTTTTTTAAAAGTTTTTCAATAGCATCTTCAGCATTTTTATCCATCTTTGTGTCTCCTTCTTACTGATTCCGCCCACGCAAAATAAGTTGCGCAAGTCTGAATAAGCTCTATAAATAGTTTTGTGTCGTTATTGCCAAATATTTCTTCTGCAATATGTCCATTTTTCTCAACAGTTAATATATTCCACCAAGCATCATCATGGTTTTGTTCTCCCCATAATTGGTCTTGTCTTTCTCTTTCTGCTAATATTGCTTCTAAAACAGAGGCTCTGCTAGGTATATTATTTTCCTCCATCTAGCATGTCCTCTATTTGAGCATCTACCTTTCCTTTAATAAACTCCCACACAACATCAGCTACTTGTTTTGATTCTTCTAGCTGAGGCTCTATAGGTAGCTCTGTATCTATTTGGTCAACAGTCAAGTCAACTCTACCATATTGATTCTGCTCTAATGGACCTACTCTAAATGTAAATCCTAAATGTGCACTAACTTTTGGCATTTTACTCTCCTTTTTTGTTTGTCGGCGCTTTTCGCCAGTTTAAATCTTTTTCTTTTAGAAAAAACAATCCTGCTAATGGAACTAACACCAATTTACTTAGGTTGTCATCCCCACCCATTTTTACCCTGTGTGGATAATCTTCAACAATTTTCTCTACAATTTCTTTTAGGGTAGCTACTTTGAAAAATAAAGACATATACTCTTCATTTCTAACCTCTAAATTATGCCACCAATATTCAGATTCTGTTTTGTATAACCCACTCAGCTTACCATCAAACTCTATTTCTATCGCTAGGTTACCCGTGTCTTTCCACATACCCATCTCAGTTTTAACTTCAATTGGTTTATCAGCTAATATTTCAGCCAGTTTTTCTTCTCTTATTACACCGGCTTTTAGGTCGTGTGAAAAGTTTTTATTTAGTTCGTATTTTTTCTTAGTTATCATTTCTCTGTGCCATCTAATAAATTATCAATGTCAGGTCTATAATCCCAAAAACTTTCTTTATAGCTTTCATATTGAGCAATATAATCATCATAATCAGCTTTTGATATTTTGTTAGCTAGTATAACCTCTCCAAATGAATAACCTTGTAGATACGGACCACAATTAAAAGTCCCTTTGTCATGCTCCTTTTGTCCTATTTCCATCCATTCTATTGAAAGGGGGTCCCTTAAGTCGCCCCATTCATTTGAATCTAAATGTTTTTCTTTTACTACTATTGCATGTTGAAACCCTCGTATAAAATCTTTAATTACTTTTTCTCCTAAAAGCATCTCATGTTCACTATTGTAATAAACGTCCCCAAAGGTCATCTGATATTCATTTGGTCTTTCAACGTT